TTGGCTGGTGAAGGTTATGATACTGAATCAGATGAATATTACGAAGAGTTGAGCAATAGAATTTATAAAGTTTATCCGGATCTTAGATCCGATAATTCCGGACAAAGAGAGGACAGGCCCGCTGTGCAAAGAGTCGCCTCTGCTTCCGTAGGAAGTCGGCAAAAAACACAAGGCAAAGAGAACGGCGTACGTTTTACGAAATCCGAAGTCGAAACTCTACAAGGATTGAAACCACACGGCATGACAGATGAAGCGTGGTTGAAATCAGTCGCTAAAGAAAAACAAAAACTAGCTACAAGGGAGGCAAAATGACGGAAGAAACAAACGTAGAAGTACATTCCAGAAAATCCCGTGAGTCCGAGTCTCACGATAATAATTCTCGAAGACAACCATGGAGGCCGGTACGAAAACTAGAGGTTCCTGAACCACCAGAAGGATATGAATATCGTTGGATAAGAGAATCCATGCTGGGCCAGGAAGATAAAGCAAATGTTGCAAGAAGACTCAGAGAAGGTTGGGAACTCGTAAGAGGGACCGATTTACCAGCTGAGTTTGCTTTTCCAACTGCTGACTCTGGAAGACATGCTGGCTATATATATAGCGAAGGACTACTGTTAGCAAAAATACCTGTTGAGACTCGTGATGAACGTAATGCTTATTATGAAGATCAAACCGCCCGTAAGAAGGAAGCACTAGACAATAATATATTTAGTGAATCCAGGAAAGACGGAAGGTATGTCAAGTATGATGCTGATAGAAGATCTAATGTTACTTTTGGGAAAAAGTAACAATCATAAATAATAGGAGTAAATCTTATGGCAAATAAAGATGCCGCTTTTGGATGTAAACCTGTTCGTATGATGGGTGGCGAACCTTATAACGGAGGACAATCTCGTTATAGGATAGCCAGTGGTGCTACTACACCAATATTCCAAGGAGATCTGTGCACACAGCTCACCGCCGGAGTAATCGGTAGACACGCTGCAACTGGAACTGTTCCGATTGTTGGAGTGTTTAACGGATGTAGATACACTGATCCCACATCAGGCGAGCAAGTTTTCTCAAACTATTATCCTGGTAGTATTTCTGCCAGTGATATTCTTGCTTTCGTGATTGACGATGCAAACGTCGTATTTGAAGTACAAGCAGATGCAGCAATGCCTGTTGCTGACTTGTTCGGAAACTTCGACATTGTAGACGGATCACCTGTAGGCAGCACACAGTCCGGAATATCTAATTTAGAGCTAGACGTAACAACAGGAGCTACAACTGCTACTCTACCTCTAAAAGCATTAGATATATCTCTGGATCCTAATAACGATGATGTAGCATCAGCAAACACTAATGTTTTATGTGTGATTCAAAACCACATTATGGGACAGAAGGGTGCTGGACTAGCATAAGGAGTTAATTAAATGGCAATTTCAAGAGCACAATTAGCTAAAGAGTTAGAACCAGGATTAAATGCACTTTTCGGGATGTCCTATGATTCTTATGACCAAGAGTATGAAGATATTTTTGTAATTGAGGATTCAAATAGAGCATTTGAAGAAGAGGTATTAGTCACCGGTTTTGGCGGCGCACCTGTCAAAACAGAAGGGCAGAGTGTTGAATTTGATAACGCTAACGAAAGTTTTAGCGCAAGATACACGCACGATACAGTTGCGTTGGCTTTTGCACTAACTGAGGAAGCAGTCGAAGACAATCTCTACGATTCTTTAGGTAAAAGATATGTTAAAGCATTGGCTAAATCTATGGCTAACACCAAAGAAGTCAAAGGCGCTGACGTACTGAATAACGCTTTCTCTTCCAGTTTTACTGGCGGTGATGGTGTTTCTCTAATCAATACTGCTCACCCCCTAGCCGGTGGTGGAACAGCTGCGAATAGAGCTACAACTATGGCAGACCTTAATGAAGCCTCACTAGAGGATGCTTTAATTGATATATCTACATTTACAGACGATAGAGGTCTGACAATATCTGTGCAAGCAGACAAACTTGTGGTTCCACCACAATTAGTGTTTGTTGCTGACAGAATATTACAGTCAAACCAAAGATCTGGAACTGCTGATAATGACATCAACGCAATCAAAAACACAGGTGTTTTACCTGGTGGTTACGTTGTTAATCATTACCTATCAGATCCGGATGCTTTCTTCCTCTTAACATCTGTGAACAGCATGGGCGAAGGTCTAAAAATGTTCCAAAGATCTCCAATGGAGACTTCTATGGAGCCAGACTTTTCAACAGGCAACATTAGATATAAAGCTAGAGAAAGATACTCGTTCGGTTTCTCGGATTGGAGAGGAGTCTACGGATCTCAAGGCGCATAATTTGAAGTCGTAACACACTTTATTACTCAGTGTTACAGAAGGGCCCTTTGGGGCCCTTTTTTTTGGCCTAAATTTATTGAATATTTATAGTTGTAAATAGTTGCATATTTATGCAAATACTGTAATATATCTATGTGAGACATGAAAACAACAACAAAAAAGGAGGAGAAATGACTTACAAAGTGCATCAAATCAAGATAAGGGACGAGATCATAGATCACGTCAATGGTCCAGAAGGCGGACACGCAGCCACCGCTGCCAAATATCCTAAGTACCATGCGTACTTGGAGAGTCAAAGGGGAGCTGAAAAATTCAAACCAGAATACTTCAAATACTACGACGAGGTTTGCAAAATCAAAGAGGATGCTGGCATGGTCATTGAAGAATTTGGAGAAGAGGTCAAATACGTTGTCGATGATTGCGAGGAAGTATTCAGAGTCTTAAACGGCTGCTACTACGACGAAGACAAGGAAAAAGACGAGGTTTACGACAACCACGTTTACGACTTCGATTACATGTATGTGAGAGGCAAAAGATACAGAGACATGCACAGCTTGAGCGTTGGTGACATTGTTGAGGATCCAAAAGGCAAGTTCCACATGGTTGAAGGTTTTGGTTTCCAAGAAGTTTTAATAGAAAAGGAGGTGGCGTAATGGCAATGCCTAGAGAGTTTTACATTCCAAAAAATGCAAAAGAAATCAAAGACGTAAACACCGACGCGGTAGCTTATGTTGAGGATTGGGAGTGCGGGACCAAGTACACTGCGATGGTGTTTGCTGGTAAGAGATCTAAGTATGACAAATACTATGGTTTCAAAACCGCAGAGAGAAGAGACGAGTATGTCAAACAATACTTTGAGGACATAGCGGCCAGCTATGAAAGCAAAAAGAAATATGCTGAAAAGAAAAAAGCCATGGCTGCTGAAAATCAAGACAAGTATAAAGTTGGCGACGTTTTAGTTTCTAGCTGGGGTTATGACCAAACCAACATTGATTATTACCAAGTGATTGAGAAAACAGCCAAGATGGCCACTATTCAAAAAATTGCTAGTGAAAGTGTTGAAATACATTGTGGAGGAGCCTATGAATCAGTCATGCCTAAAAAGAATATTTTTATTGGCGAGCCAATGAAAAAAAGAATCGGGACTTATGGCATTAATTTAAATAGCTATGAAACTGCGGATCTTTGGGATGGCAGAGCAATGCACGAGACAGGATATGGTTGGGGACATTAAGGAAAATATGAAAAAAATATACTTAGACATGGATGGAGTTTTGGCAGATTTTGTCAAAGGAGTAGAGGGCCCGGATTACATAAACGGGCCCTTGGAGGGTGAAGGCCACTACGACGAGCAAAAGGCCGACTTCATAAACAAAAGACTTTTCAGAAACTTACCGGTTATGCCAGGCATGTTAGATCTAATCGCCCTGGTCAAAAACACCGGTTTACCCTGGGAGATCCTCACGGCTACCGGTGAGATCAACAGACCTTTGGTGGTGGCTGATAAGATGGCCTGGATCCACCAGCATGTAGATCCACACGTTGTGGTAACTTGCACAATCAAAGGCAAACACAAAGCAGTATTCGCTAGACCTGGCGATGTCCTGGTTGACGACAAAAGATCTAATTGTGAGGCCTGGACGGCAGCTGGCGGTATTAGTGTTCACCACACCAGCATGCCTAGCACCTTGGCTCAACTTGAATACTTAGCTAACCAGGAAGATCTCAAAGTTGCTAATTAAATAGTCCAATAGTATCATCAATCTTGTAGAACTAATTGTTGCGGGCATGGTGCTCGCAATGGCTATTTATAAGGAGGCTGATTATGACTACACACTTCACTTCTGGAGTTACCAATGTTGGATCTGATTCAACACTAGGTAAATTAAAAGCTCCGGCACCCCATAAGTATCACACTTATTTTAATGATTTTGATACTTACCTAGCGTCCGATTGGACAATTACAACAACTGAGGATGGCACAGGATCCGCAACTGAGGCATTAGCTGATGGCGATGGTGGTTTACTATTAGTAACCAACGCAGCTGGAGACAACGATAATGACTTTTTCCAACTCGTAAAAGAAGGTTTCAAATACGAGTCTGGTAAGCAGTTAGCGTTCCAAATGAGGTTCAAAACTAATGATGCTACACAGTCTGATATTGTTGCTGGTTTGCAACTTACAGACACATCACCATTAGATGTGACAGATGGGATCTTCTTTTTGAAAGCGGATGGAGCTGCAACAATCAGCTTTATCGTTGAAAAAGATAGCACTCAATCTACACTAACTTTGCCTAATTCCCTGGCAGACGATACTTTTATGACTTTAGGTTTTGTTTATGATCCTAGAGATCAAAAGTTTCACGTTTTCCAAAACAATGTTCTAGCTGGCACTGTAGTAAGCACTAACTCACCAGACAACGAAGAGTTGACTGTATCGTTTGGTATTCAAAATGGTGCTGCTGCTGCAAAAACTTTGACTGTCGATTACATTGGCGCAAGCAAAGAACGTACAGCAAATACTGAACTGTAAGGAGTAAAACATGGCTGATACAGTAACCAGTCAAACCATACAAGATGGCGAAAAACTCGCAATCTTGAAATTTACCAATGAGAG